CTGGCTACCGAGCTTGTGATGCCTGCCGGGCCTGCCTCGCAGAAGATGTTTGAGGATACCAACAACGAGATCGCGCTGATGAGCCTGGGCAACCCTCCCAAGCTCCGGGAAACCGATCCTACGGCTGCTATGCGGCTGCAATTCAGCCAGCAGGTGCTCCAAAGCAACCCGAAGTACCAGGCGCAGGTGCAGCAAGACCCGCTCTTCCAAGCTAACCTGCAGAAATACATTGAAAACCTGCAGTTCAGCGTCCAACAGCAGCAAAACGCTGTGACCGGTAGATTAGGAGTTCAACAATGAGACTTTCAGACGAGAAAATCCAAGAGGCCTTTGTTTCAGCGGGAGACGAGTCGCCGATTATGCGTGCCTTGACCCAACTGCTATCGGAGATGATTGAGTCCGAGGTGCTCAGTGCAATACAGCCTGACCTAACGGACTCAAGCCGGGCCCACAACTGTGGTAGAGCCGCTTCACTTAAGGATTTATCGAGCTACATCGACAATTTGAGGGCAGCTAATGGTTTGACGGATCAGTCCAACTAGTACCTCTTAACCACAACGGTTTCTTGGTTGACCTTAACAACCATGGCGCACAATACCCAGCTTGCAGGGTCTAAATAGCATGGATAACTCACAGAATACACAGGAAGCGATCCTGTCTAAAAACACGGCACAGGCTCCTAAAATCAATCCGCTTACCTTTGATGAGGCGGCATTGGCCAGGGTACTAGAACAAAGGTTCAGTGAGCCGGCAGAAAAACCGCAACAGCAGATCATTGAGGAAGACCCAGAGTCCGAGGCCGCGGATGCGGAATCTCAGACCGAGGAAGCGGATCCTACCGCTAACCAAGAGGAAAATCAGGACGAGTCTCCTGAGGATGTTCTTTCTGAACAGAAAACCGAAGACCAAGCCGACGAGGAACCGTCCGGTTACCGCAAGCGCATCGACAAGCTGACTCGTCAAAAGCGGGAGGCCATTGAAAAAGCCAGTGAGCTAGAGCGGGAACTGAACGAAACCAAGTCCAAGCTGGAGAAGAGCCAAACCGATAGGCCGGTGCCGGTGGTCAATCAAGCCGATCCGTTTGCTGATGTCTGGGACCCGAAGAAACTCGATGAAGAGTGGAGCAAGGCCCGAGATCTCAAACGCTGGTGCGAGGACAATATTGACGGCTGCGAAATAGGTGACAAGGAATACAGCTCTAACGAGATCAAGCAGATCAAGCGGCGCGTAGAAGACGCACTGGATATGCACATCCCGTCGAGAGCCAGGTTCTTAAACAACTACAAGCAGATCCAGCCTATCGCAGAGCAGATCTATCCGTTCTGGAAGGATCGTAGCAGCACTCAGTACACCGAGGCGCAGGCAGTGTTGCGGCAGTTGCCACAACTCTCTGCGTTACCGGAGCACCAGGTGCTTGTTGGCGACTTTCTGGAGGGCCGTAGACTGCGTTTGGAGCGTGAATCGGCCAAGGGGAAGCCCTCGGCTAAACTACCGCTTAAAACGGCTCCTAGACAGCCTGGAAAGCCTACGTCGAGTCCCGTTAAAAAGGACAATGCGCAGGCGGAAATCGCCGCGGCTAAGTCTCGGTTTTCAAGATCAGGAGGGGAATCTGAATTGGCTCGATTACTAGAACGTATTCTCTGACCTATGCCACTACTCCAACCTAACCAAGTCGGTATCCGCGAGGAACTCGCTGACTACATCGCAATCGTCGACCAAAAGTCGACCCCGTTCGTGTCCATGGCCCCCAAGGGCAAAGACCTCGGGAACATGGTGTTCTCCTGGCAGGTCGACAACTATGCCGCGCCGCTCCCCGGTGGTATCGTTGACGGCACTGACGTGACCTACACTGCCGGCAACCCTGGCAGCCCGGTTAACCCGGTTCCTAACCGTACCCGCCTGAGCAACAATGCCCAGGTGTTCCGGAACGATCTGCGTATCGGCTTTGTTGCCAATACTCAGAACGTCGCTGGCGTTGGTGCCGGCGGTGAAATTGCCAACGGTGTTTCCAAGCGCTTGATTGAGCTCAAGCGCAAGATGGAGGCGACCTTCCTTTGCACTAACCAAACCATTCAGAACGACAACGGAACTGTTCCGTATCTGACCAGTTCGCTTGGTAAGTGGCTTTTGACCACTAATTCTGCCGGCACTGGTGCACCTACGAGCACGTTTGCTCCGAATACCGCTGCTGTTGATACTACCGCCTCCGCATCGTTCGTTGAAGCCACTGCTCAAAACGTGCTGACAGGCATCTACAACGCCACCGGCACGTTCCGTGACTACGACGTGTTCTTGGGTGCTACCTTGAAGCGTGCGTTCACCAACCTTACGGCCTCGGGCACAACCCAGGTTGCTAACACCAACACCATTGCTGCCACCAGCGTCCGTACTTTCAATCAGGATCTAGGTGCTGATACTTTTAAGGCGTCAATCGATATTTTCGAAGGCGACTTCGGTCGGCTTGTATTACATCCCGACGTATGGATCTCGTCCACTGACGGTTCTGCGTTTACTACCACTGCCTTCAAAGGATACGTGGTCCCGATGGACATGGTTGAGATCCGCTATTCTAAGCTGCCTGAGGTCACTGTGCTGCCTAACAACGGTGGCGGTGAGGGCCGTTTGATTCAGGCCATTGCTGGTCTTTGCGTGAAAAATCCTGCCGGCATGGGTATGTTCAACGGCGCAAGCTAGTCTTTAGTTGTCAAAAGGGGGAGGCTGCTGGAAAGTTCCGGGGGCCTCCCCCATTTTTTGAATCATGTCCAATCCCAACTCCATCTCGACCTTCATCGCAAATGCCCTGGACGATCTCCCAGGCGATCTCCGCAACCAGGTGGTCAATGAGTTCAAGTCCGGCTACCGCAAAGAGTGGGTCAATGCTGGCATCCAGCAGCAGAAGATAGCCAAGCAGACCTCCATCAATGACTTCAAGTCTGTCGATGGCATCGGTAGACTCCGAATGCGTGTCGACCCCACACTGTACCATTACTGGGGCCACAAGCTAGGCTACGGCTGCTGGAAGGATTCGCAGTTCCTCCGAGAAGTTGAGCGCGACAATCCCGAGGTGCGCGTGAAATCGACAGGTACTCGCTTGCAAGTTGGGTTTGAAGGAGCCAAAAGAAGCAGTCAGAAATTTCCATTATGAATGTTGGATCTAATCGTCAGCTCGCCGGCGAATACGGTGGCCGGTACATCTCCAGCGCATCCGGCACTGTGACTGGTAACTTTCAGGCCATCCACGCGCTTGAGATCACCATCCTCGGGGCGACCGTCTCTAACATCACCAATTTTCCTGCTGGCGTGACGCTACAGGCTGGCGATGAGATCGCTGGTGTGTGGACCTCGGTCACGATTTCAAGTGGCTCTGTGATAGCCTACAACCGCAAGTACGCCTAACAATGGCACGCCTTGGACTAGGACTAGGACTCGGAAGCAGCCAGCGCATTGGCGCTGGTGGCATTCCGCCTGATCCTCCCATTGAGCGCGTAGACATCCTTTGCGAGAACGGCGACTACCTGGTGCAAGAAGACGGCGGTCACCTAGTCATCACTTTCGGAACATTCGACTCTTTACTCACTGAAGCCAGTGACTTCCTCGTACAGGAAGATGGCGGCAAACTAGTCCTAGCAATCCAATAATATGGCAGACCTTAAGATCTCACAGCTAACAGCAATCTCAGTCCTTACACCGGCCACCGATGTGTTGCCTGTGGTCGATGTTGGAGGCGTCACCAAGAAGATCACCACCAACCAGATCCTAGGCTCCGGCGGCACCGCCACCCTCGCCTCCGCCACCATCACCGGCGCGGCTACGGTGGGGACGACGCTGGGTGTGACGGGTGTGTCTACACTGGCATCTGCGAGCATCACCGGAGCAGCAACTGTTGGAACCACGCTTGGAGTCACTGGTGTTTCGACGTTTGCTGCTGGCACAGCACTGCTTCCCGCTCTGACAACGACTGGAGACACTAACACTGGAATCTACTATCCAGCGGCAGACACGTTTGCTGTCACTACGGGAGGCACTGAACGTTATCGTGTAGACTCATCCGGCAATTTGCTGTTTGGGACGACGAGTGCGCTTTCGTCTGGAAGTACATTCCAAAATCTTGGTATAAATCGACAGGTTCTTACTCTCAAAGGAGATACGGCTGTTTCTTATACATCTGGAATCTGGAATGCCAGCACAACCGGAGACGCTTTATTCCAGTACTTTGGGACAGAAACCTCACTAACTG